CCTGTAATTGCAAATAAAGATGGAACAATAATTGGTGGACATCAAAGATATAAAGTTCTAAAAGATATGGGATATACAGAAATCCAATGTATAATTGTAGATGTAGATAAAGATAAAGAAAAAGCACTAAATATAGCATTAAATAAAATATCAGGTGACTGGGATAAAGATAAATTGAAAGTATTATTATCAGAATTGCAAGGAATAGGACTAGCAGAGATAACAGGATTTGATATTGCAGAATTAGGAATGCTTGGGGTACAAGAGGAAGTAATAGATGATGATTTTGATTTAGAATCCGTTTTACAGGAAGAAAAAGCTAATATTCAATTTGGAGATATAATTCAATTAGGTAGACACAGACTAATATGTGGAGATAGTACAAATGGAGCAGATGTCGAAAAATTAATGAATGGAAAACTAGCAGACCTTGTGATAACAGATCCACCATACAATGTAAACTATCAGAGTAATTCTACAGGAATGAAAATTATGAATGACAATATGGAAGATGATGAGTTCGAAAAGTTTTTATTCTATGCTCACAAATGTATGTATGATTTTTCAAGAGAAGGAGCTCCGATATATGTGTTTCACTCTGATGTGGGTGGATATGCTTTTAGAAAAGCTTTTATAGATGCAGGATTTAAAATGGCAGAATGCTTAATTTGGTTAAAAAATCAATTTGTACTTGGCCGCCAAGATTACCAATGGAAACATGAGCCAATACTTTATGGATGGAAAGAAGGAACAGGACATACTTGGTATGGAGGTAGAAGTCAATCAACAATATTTGAAACAGATATAGATGAACTAAAGAAAATGAGTAAAAAAGAATTAATTGAGCTAATAGAAGAATATCAAAAAGGAGTGCCAACTAGCGTAATTGAATATGAAAGACCAAAGAAAAACAAATTGCATCCAACAATGAAACCACTAGGACTATTAGGAATATTAATGCAAAATAGTTCAGCAAAAGGAGATAGTGTATTGGATTTATTTGGGCGGAAGCGGAAGTACTTTAATGACTGCAGAAAAATTAGATAGAATAGCATATTTAGTAGAATTAGATCCAATATATTGTGATGCAATTATAAAAAGATATATACAAGAAAAACAGAATACAGAGGATATTAAAATAATAAGAAAAGACAAGGAATATTCATATGATGAAATATTTAAGTAGGAGGGATAGATATGGCAACAGCAGGAAGAAAGCCGAAGCCTACTCAAATGCATATACTGAATGGAAATCCCTCAAAGTTGCGATTAGAAGATAGGTTAAGCAATGAAGTGAAAATGAAAGAATATGCACCAGGGGAATATCCAGAAGCACCAGAGTGGCTTGACACAATTGCAAAAGAAGAATGGAATAGAGTTGCTCCAATGTTAGCAGATTGTAAATTATTAACAGAAGCAGATATAAAAGCTTTAGAAGCATATTGTAAATGTTGGAGTAGATATGTAGAAGCAGAAAAGCAAATGGATGAGTTAGGAAGTACAATATTCCAACCAAATCAAAAAAGTAAATATATACAACAGTTGCCACAGGTGGCTATTGCTCAAAAATATTTAAAATTATGCAAAGATTTTATGACGGAATTCGGACTAACTCCTAGTAGTAGAGGTAGAATGTTATTACCAGGAGAAAAAGACGAAGATGAAATGGAAACATTATTTAGGAAGTCGATGCCTTAATGTTTGATGAAGAAAAAGCAAATAGAGCAGTATCATTTGTAAAACTATTGAGAAATACTCAAGGAGAATATGCAAAACATCCATTTAATTTGATGCCATTTCAAGAAAAAATTGTAAAAGATTTATTTGGAACAATAAATAGTGAAGGATTCAGACAATTTCGTGAAGCCTTTATTTTTTTGCCTAGAAAAAATGGGAAAACAGAGTTAATTGCAGCACTTGTATTATATTGCTTATTTATGGATGATGAATATGGAGCAGAAATATATTCTGCGGCAACATCTAGAGAACAAGCAACAAAGGTGTACCAGGCTTGTTGTGCAATGATTAGAATGAATCGTGCATTATCAAGTAGATGCAAAATAATAGAATCACAAAAAAGAATAGTTAGATATGATACTAACTCATTTTATAGAGCAATATCTGCAGAAGCAAGTACAGCACATGGATTTAATGCACATGTTGTAATTTATGATGAAATTCATGAGGCACCAAACAGAGAACTATATGATGTATTAAAAACGTCTATGGGAGCTCGTAGACAACCATTATTCATAAGTATAACTACTGCAGGAGCAGATACAAATGGAATATGTTATGAACTATATCAATATTCAAAAATGCAAATAGGTAAGAAAGAAAGAGGCGAAGAATATGATAAAACATTTTATCCAGTAATATATGAGGCACCAGAAGATGCAGATATATGGGATGAAAAGACATGGTTTGCTGCAAATCCAGCCTTAGGTGTATTCAGAAGTTTAGAAGAATTCAGACAAACAGCTACTAGAGCCAAAGAAATTCCATCACTAGAAGCAGGTTTCAGAAGATTATACCTAAACCAATGGGTAAATTCAGATGTAGCATGGATGAATATGAGTAAATGGCATTTATGTAATGATTTTATACCAGAATCAGAGCTATTAGGAAAAGAATGCTACTGTGGAATAGACTTGTCGGCAACAACCGACTTAACATCGGTAAACCTCGAATTCAGATTACCAGATGACAGGTATGTAATGCTATCCCATTCATTTATACCAGAAAATAGAATTCAAGAAAAAGAAAAAATAGATAGAGTTCCATATTCTGTGTGGATAAAACAGGGATATATAACTGCAACACCAGGAGATGTAATAGACTACGAATTTGTAAAAGCATATATACGAAATGCAGCAATGAAATTTCAAATAAAAGAAATATGTTTTGATCCCTGGAATAGTACACAAATTGCAAATGATTTGGAAAATGAGGGGTTTGTATTAGTAGCAGTAAGACAAGGATATGCTACTTTATCAGAGCCAACAAAAGATATTCTAGCATTAGTATATCAAAAAAGAATTATACATAACCAAAATCCAGTTTTGACATGGGCAATATCAAATTGTATAACGAGGCAAGATCCAAATGGGAATATTGCATTAGATAAGGCAAAAAGCAAAAACAGAATAGATCCAGCAGCTGCAATGGTAAATAGCCATAGTAGAGCAAGGATGCTAGATACAACAGTAGATTTAAATAAACTAATATTAGGAGATGACTTTTCATTCTAAAAGGAGGGGGAAAATTGCGGAATAAAAAATATTATAAAAAATTTAATCATAAAAAATGAAGAAACACCAAAAGCAGAAACAGAGAAAGAAAGCAATGTTACTGCTCCCTCTCAATGGCTAATAGATTGGATAAATGGTGGAGAAACAGAGTCAGGGGAATTTGTGAGTGAAGAAAGTGCAATGAAGATGGCTGCAGTTTATGCATGTATAAGATTACTGAGTCAAAGTGTAGCAAAACTACCACTACATACATATACAACAAAGTCAGGTAAAAAAGAAAGAGAATATATACATCCAGTTGCACAATTATTAGAAACAAGACCAAATCCATATATGACACCTTATGAATTTAAACAAACAATGGAAATGCATAGACAATTATATGGAAATGCATACGCAGAAATACAATTTGGTAGAGATGGATATCCCAAAGCATTATGGATATTGAATCCAGCAGTTACAGATGTTGTAACAGATGAAAAAAATCATGGTAAAGTTTGGTATACAACAGTTTTACCAGATGGACAAGCAGTTAAATTAAAATTTGAAAATGTGTTACATATAAAAAATATAGGAGTAACTGGACTAAAAGGAATATCTCCAATAACAGTAGCAAGAGAAACGATAGGAAGCCAAATGGCATCTCAAAAATATGTTTCTAAATTCTATAAAAATGGTACTACTGCTAAAGGGGTATTAACTGTACCAGGTGTAACACTTAAACCAGAAGCAAAGAAAATAGTTCGTGAAGAATGGGAAAAAATGAATACAGGAATGACAAATGCAAATCGTATTGCAATCCTAGATTCAGGAATAACATATCAAGATTTAACTATGAGCCAAGCAGATGCACAATTCATAGAAACGCAAAAACTAAATACAACAGATATAGCAAGAATATATAATGTACCACCACATCTAATAGGCGATCTAGAACACGCAACTTTCAGTAATATAGAACATCAATCAATAAGTTTTGTAAAAAATACATTGCAACCTTTATTGGTAAGCTGGGAACAGGCAATTCAATATCAATTATTTACTCCTAGCGAACAAAAGAAATATTACTGTAAATACAATGTAGATTCAGAATTGCGAGGAGATAGTAAATCTAGAGCAGAATACTACGAAATTATGGAACGAATTGGAGCTTATAATATAGATGAAATTAGGAATAAAGAAGATTTGCCAGAGCTAGAAGACGGACTTGGCAAGAAACATTTGATAAGCCTAAACTATACACTACTTGAAATGTTAGAAGATTACCAGATGGGAAAAGTAACACAGACTCAAGAAAATAATCAAGAAGAAAGTGAAGGAGGTGGAGAAGAAGATGAGCAAGATAAAGAATAAGTTCTGGAATTGGACTAAAAACATTATGACCAATACACCAGAATTAAGACTAGAGGGAGAAATTGCATCCGAAACTTGGTGGGGGGATGAAATAACACCTAAATTATTCAAAAATGAATTGGAGCAATATAAAGATAAGGACATAACAGTTTGGATAAACTCTCCAGGTGGAGATGTTATAGCAGGAAGTCAAATATATACAATGCTAAAAGAACATAAAG